ACTTCGAAGGGAGTTACTACGATATCAGATGCTAAAAATTGTTTGTAAGCGCCCATTCATTAGAAATCTAATTTTACTCTAATAAGAGCTTCTTTTGTAAAGTCTTTTAATAATGGTCTAGATAATTTTGCTACCGCTAATAATTCGTTAGTATCATTATATAAACCTACAGTTGTAATATAAGTTTGTGGGTTATTAATGAATGAAGGATATAATACTTCACCTGTTGAACCTGAGATAAATGATGGATTTTCTGAATAGTTAAATTCTGCACTTCTAGGTCTTACAAATATAAAATCTGAAGTAATTGTTTCTTGAGAATTAATTGTAAATGTAGCTGCTGTTGAACCACTTATAGCTCTATATAATTTTTGATTGTTACTACCTGTTGAATTTGATACTACACTGTAGTTTAATCCAATACCACCTGAAGCTAATGAACCACTTAGGGCAAAAGGATTTAATAAAATAGTTCCAATATCTGGCAATAGCCAGCCATATGAACCTGAGTTTAAACTATATCCGTCTGTAGTTGTAGCTGCTGTAGTTACTTTAACACCTGCTGAACCTGAAATTAATTGGAATACTCTACCAGCTTCATTAAATGTTTGAGAAGCAACATAATTACTATTATCAGTTAAAGATATAACTCCTAAACTACCTGATAATTCTAATGTTAAAGAACCAGGAAATAATGATTGTTTATATCTTGCTCTTTCAAATGATATAGCCCAAAATTGTGAAGAAGTAAATGCTCCAAATACAAAATCTGTATTTTCGTCTCCTAATACTATATTTTGGTATTGACCATAAACTGTTGAAGTAGGTGATAATCCATTTACTGCTGAGTTATATAATGTACTTCCGCTTCCAGCTGAGTTACCATAAGCTACTGCAAATTGAATTGATGCGGTAGATGATGTCTGAGGATCAGATTGGAAAACATTTAAATAATAATCTCCACTTGAACCAGCTTCTTGAACTGATGATGTAAAAAATGTAGTTAATGTAGGTATAGCTCCAGTCCATAACGTTGCTGTTATTGAATCTGAACTTACTACAAAATCTGATGGATCTAATCTATTAAAAGACATATGTTATATATTAAGCGGTTTTTGTTACTGTTACTGGAATTGTTTGTCTCGCGCCACTATCTCTACCTACTATTGTTAATGTAGCTTGTAATTGAGTATAAGTTTGGAATAATGTATTTACTGTTGTAGCTCTTAAATTAAGTACTGTTCCTACTACTGTTTGAGATACTGTTGTACCTAATGTTGTAGTTGAATTAGATACATTTAATGCTGTTACAGCTGGTGTATTAACTCCTACACCTTCAAATGTACTCATTAATCTAACATCTGAAATTGTGAATGTATATCCTGATGGCTCAACTGTATTAGCTCCTAAATAATTTAATGTTTGAGGTGAAATTGCTTGTGAAGCACCTTGTTTTAAACTAATTGAAGGAGGTACTGATAATATAGGTAATCTAGCTGTACCACGAGGTAAAGTTACTAACTTATATTTCATAGTTTGAGTTGTTTCAGCAAATGCCTCTAATAAAGGCATATTCTCAATTGCTTGACCATAGTAAGCAGAACCTGATGGATTATTTGGATTATATAAAGTATAATCAATTTCATCATCAGCTAAAGCAAATTGTGTGATTCTAAACGTTCCGTCGTTTTGAGCTAGTAACTGACGACCTGTTGTTGTTAATATTGCGTCAACTGTTACTATAGTATTATTTAAATATCCCATTGGTTATTATTTTTGTTATAAATATATACAAGTTTAATTTTATATTAAATTTTGAGTTAGTGTATTTTGAATTATTGTATTTACTTCATCAGTAACATATTGTGGTTTTAAAATACCATTACCAGTACTACTAGAACTACCACTTTTATCTTGTAATGGATAATTTACATTAAGTAAAATACTTGAGGGATCATCTACATATCGTCTTAATAAAAAATAATTTAAATTAACTCCATTTGGTATTTCTTGATCTAAATTAAGTATCATTTGATTATTAGCTGATGATGTAACATTAGTAATAACAAATGATAATTGTTCTAATCCTTCAAATCTAATTTCATCATATATTTGTGGTTCAAAATCTAAATTAATAGGTTTAAATCCACTATTTTCTATATCTTTTTGTTTTTGAGTTCTATAGTTATTTAAACCATCTGATGCTGTACTAGCTAATAATATATTAGCTGATGAACCTGTTGTCCAAAAAGGTGTTGTACAAGTACCTGTACCTGGGTTAGGATATTGAGTTACTTGAAAATAAGATTTATTAGTTAGATATACAGATGGATTACCTCCTTGAGTTTGTCCAACTGCTGTTGCTGCTACTCTATATAAAGAAGAAGTAGTTGCACTTTTATCTTGATAAAAAATATTAGAAACACTATTACTTAAATAATCAGTTAAAGTATGACGTAAATCTCTCCATGTAGCTCCAGCATCTGTTGATTTTTGTAAAGCCCATCTAACAGTAATTGCTGCTCTTCTATCATTTGGATTGTCTAATGTAGTAGAAGCTAAATAAATATGAAAATCTAAAATATATCCTGACCCTGATAATTGAGCTAAGGATCCTGTAGGATTATAAATACTACCTGAATAAGCTGGTAAAAGATCATTACGAAAACTACCTGATTTTCCTATAAATGTAGGTGTAGAAAAATTAAGACCAACAGGTAATGTCATTCCTAAAGTTATAATATCATCTGTACCAGCTGCGTACATCATATAATTATTTTTTAAAGTATTTGGACCTTGTTCTCCTTGAACAAAAGTTATACTACTAGTTGATCCAAATCCAATTATATTACCATTAACATCATAACTTGCTGTTTGAGTATAAAGAATAGGTTCAATTCTATAACCACTTTTATAAAGAGGCCATTGACCATTTAATGTGGATAAATCAGATCCTGATACTTCAACATTATTTAAAAGAATAGTAGCATTAGATATAACATATCCTAATTCATCATTACTAACTGTAGTAGCTATGGATTCAGGAAAAGTTTGACGAATTGTACCTAAATTTATTCCTTCAGTATCATTAATAGGTTTTGTAATATTATTATTATTATCAATAATATATTCAATATTGATTTGAGTTAAATCAACATTGTTATTACCCCATTGAGGAGAAGTACCATTTAAACTTTTAAATGAAACAAAATTTACCTCAGGATTACTTACATTAGGTGTTTTACCATAAGATATATCATTTATTGTCCACTCATTAATTTTAGCAGAGTTTAGTTCTTTACCAATATATCTTGGACTAATATTAGCAAATGTTGTATAATTTGAATCTTGTACTGCTGCTCTAGTTGCTGAACCTGATATAATTTGTACTTGGTTTACAGCTTGTACAATATTAGTAGAGTAATCTACATCCATATAAAGTTCACTATAACGAGGTATAACAGCATTTCCTGCTAATACATTATACTCACTAACATAAAAATCTTCATCAATATATGGTTGTAAAACAACTAAATCTGAAACAGAAGATGTAGGAGCTATTGATTGAGTAGCAAAATAACTTCCTGTAAATTGAGTATCAGCTCCAGGAGAAAAAGTTAAATAAAAATATTCTCCAGTTATTGGAACTGTTGTAAATGATGATGTCATTATAGTTCTAGGATTTCCTGTAGGGAAAAAATAACTTTGTGAAGCTACAATTCCATTAAGATTAGAAACTATACGTAAAACAGAGGTAACTTCATCTGCTGATGAAGTAACAGAAGCTGATACTTTTATAATGATAGGTATATTAGGTTGATTTCCTAATGTATATCTACCATTACTCATATCAAAATATCCTAAATTATTATAAGCTTCAGATCCATAAGGTATATAATTATTTAAAATATAGGTTGTACCAACTGCAAAATCTCTAGTATATGAAGCTGAAAATCTATAGTTTAATACTTCATTATCTGTTGATGATGTAGCATTAGTTGGTGCTATTCCAAATAAGAAATAAGTATTATATTTTGAAATTGAAGTAACAGGATATTCTATTATACCAGTATCACTATAGTCAATTCTAATACTATTTAATTCTTGTAAAGACAAAGTATTATCCTTACCTTGATCGTCTATACGAGCAATTTTAATAAATTTAACACCTTGTGAAAAAACGGGGGTATATGCCATATATTAGTCTGCTGGAGATGAAGTAGAACCTGTGTCATAAAATAAATATATTTGACCTGATTCTGGTACTGTTGTATTTAATAAAAATGTATTTACTGATACTGTATTTGAATTGTAAAATACAGGAGAATAATTAGTTGGAGTTTTAGGATATTGTAAAAATGTATTAGTACCATTTAAATTACCATCTGTTACTTCTAAATTTGTTCCTTCTAATTCACCATTATAATCAAATTCATTAGTTACTAATTGTTCATAATCACCTACTGGTGTTACATTTACTGTATAATAAGCAGGTAGTCTAGTAATATAAAAATTAGAAAATGTTATATTTTTAGAATCACTATTATTAAGTATTGTTAAAAATCCACTTAATTCAAAATCTTGAGAAAATACATAATTAAATGAAGTAGCTGAAGAGGTTAAATATATCTGATTACTTGAAGGTATAGTAGAATTATTATTATATAATATAAGTGAAGCTGGGTCTACTGTTCCAGAAGAGGAAGCATTAAATGTTATACTATAAACAGCTGATCCTGATAAATTAATAATTTTAGTATTACCCGCTGCTAAAAGAAATGAACTAGTTGTATAAAGTTCTGTTGTGTTTATAATACTACCACCTTCACCTCCTTCAATATAACCCATTTGTACTGATGAACCAGTAACTAATATATTTTCAGTTAAATAAGGAATATTAGTTGATCCACTACCTATAAAGGCAATTGATGAGGTAATATTAGCTTGAGGTAATGGATATTTGTTACGTTCTAAAACGTGTTGTTTTACAACAACTCCTGCTGCTAAACTTGTTCTAGCAGGAACCCAATCTTGTAACATTTTAAATAATGAGTTATCAAAGAACTTAATAAGTCTTATATAATCCCATTCATCATAGTTGCTAGTATATTTTTCAAAATAAGCGTCTCTTAAATCATCTAAAGGAGGATATGATTCTTCTTTAGTTGGTACTAATCTTGGATCACCAATATATTCTCCAATATTAAAGTAACCTAATTGATCATAAATGTCAATATTAATTTCATCTTGAGGTGAAAATGCTACTTCAACATAATCAATATCTCTAGTTACACTTTGTGATATTGGAGGATTTTGTTGTATTGAAATATAAGGAGATAAAGTACTGCCTGTTGGCATTATCATACTTACTACTTTAATCTTATCAGTGATAGGATTTTGAATACCTACTGCTGGTTGATTATAGTAAGCATATTCTGTATTAGAAGTAAATAATGGGGTTAAACTAGAAGTCCAACTATTATTACCTCCAGCAAATGAAGATGTAGCTATCCAAGAACCAGTTACTTTAGGATGTATTGATAACGAAGCAGTATATAATTCTCCACCTAATGAAGCTCTAAAAGCTAATTGATTAGGTGTATCTTCTGATTCAATAGATTGAGGATTCATTACATAATCTTCAAATCTATTTAATGATATAGGTGTAGTGTAATATCTAATTTCTTGTAAAGAACCAGTAAATGAATTATAGATTTTACTATTTATAGTTACAGGAGAATAAAATGTACTATTTCCTGTTGTATCCCAATTAAGACTACTTAATGTTGTAGATCCAGAAGCAAGAAAACCAATTGTATTTCCTTCAAATCCTTGATATATTTGATTACCTGCGTATAAAGTATAATTACTGCCTGTTCTAGTTAGCATTACTGACCACCAACCACCATCAAAGAAAGGTAAATAAACACTAGCTGTGTTAGTTAAACTAATACTTTTATTTGGATAATAATCTAATTTAGCATATTGATAGTAAGGATCAATAGCTGATCCACTATATGAACCTGATGTGTATCCTGATCCTGTATATGTTAATACTAATGCTCCTAAATTACTTAATTGCCATAAACTTTGAGAATATGGGATATTAGAAGTAGGTAAACCTTGAGTTTGAAATCTAAATTGTAAAGTTGAAGGTGTTTGATTAGATGAATCTACTGCTACTGACCAACTTGGATTTAAATTCCAAGGAGTACTTATTGTTCCTGATCCTGTAATTAAAGCATAATTATATATTTGTTTAAAGTAATCCCAAGTATTAGAATTTTTATCTTTACCACCATATTCACTTATACTTAAAATAGTTTCAGGAATACCATAAGTGGTAATTAATGCTCTTAAACCTTCATATGAACCTTTTTTCTTTAATAAGAATGGTAAATTGTGGTAAATACGCTTATAAGTTTCTTTATTAACATCATCTGTACCTACTAGAGACGCTGTGTTAGAGGCGGTTACTATAAGGTTAATGTACTCTAAACCTGTTGGAGCTGGTAATGTACTTGTGATATTAGGTATATTATATAAACTTCCTGAGTTAGTTAAACCTAAAAAAGCAGTATATAAATTGTCTACTGAAAAATTATTTTGGTAAATTTTAACACCTAAATCTCTTAATATTTGTGCTACTAAGTCTTTAGATACTCCATAATTTAATCTATTATCAGCATTATATTTGTTAGTAACATCTTTAATATAAACCCAAATATCATCAAAGTATTGACCTATCATCTCAATGAATAATTCATATTGAGCGTTTGCTGGGTCGTCTAATAAATAACTAGGTATACTATAAATTAAGTTATTACTGTTTTCTAAATCATATTCTTCTGCTTCTACTAATTTAACATTTAGCCAAGCTTGTGAAGCTGAAGCGTTTGTAGATAAATTATTATAAGGAGGAGTACTATTAGATTTAGGCCATGAATTACTTCCTGAGTCAAAATATAAGAAATATTCATAACCATCAAAATTAGTTATAATATCATTTATTTTACTATCCCAAATAGTTTGACTACCTGATGTATAATAATTAGTTGAACCTGTTGTATAACTACTACTAACACTATATTGTTCAATTAATACTAATTTATAGTAAAAATTTTCTATACGTGTTTGTGCTGAAGAAAAATTGCAAAAATTACTAAAATTATTATAATCTATATTAATTGAAATTCCTTTTTCAGCAAGTAAACTATTTAATTGATATTTTAAACTTGATGAATTATTTAATGAGGTTGTAGCTTTTAATGAAGAATAATTAATATAATCAGTTGAATTATTAATTTGATCACTAATATTTAAATTAGTATTAGGTCCTTTTAATTGTATAAACTCATCTAATGGTTGAAATACTTGAGTTATTTCAATTTGATAAGCTAAAGGTTCAATTATTGTTTCTGCTACCCAACATTGAGATTGTAAACTAAAATCTAAAGGAAGCGGATCATATAATTTAATTAATACTGTAGGATCATTTGGATTACTATTATCTAATAATACATTATTAGCAATAATAAGTTGATTTGATCCAAAATCTAAGTAAAAATCTTTATAACCTCCAAAAGATTGACTAATTTGAATTTGTAATTCTAAAGAAGAAGATACAACATCAATATTAGGTATTTGAGTAGTGTTTAATCTAATTTCAGTTCTATCTGAACTGATTTGATCAATATAATAACGATTAAGAGCGTTAGATGATAATAATGGATTTAAAAAATTATAAACTGTATAATATTGACCTTCTAAATATCCTTGAGTTTCTAAATCAATTTGAGGATCAATAGTTAATACATTTGCTCCTTGAAATGAATAACCACTATAACCAATTTCATTACTATATAAAATAGTATTATTTAAATCATAAATAAAATACTCTATATAACTTGAAGAAACATTAAAATTATTAGTAACTTCAAAACTAGATATTAAAGATTCATCCTGAGGTGAATATGTTTGATATTCAAATGTTATAGGATTAACTGATTGTATATTAACTATTTTACTCATTATTGATTAATACTAGCTGTGACAGGATTTAATATCTGTTGTTGTAAATCTAAATTTTCTTGTCTTAATGATGTTACTTCTTCAATTAAAGCTTGAATGGTATCATCATTGTTAAAATCTCCAGCGTATGCTTGACTTGTTTTAATTAAATATTCATGAGAATTTGTAGCACCATATTTAGGTATTTCAAAAAATAATGTTTGATAATTAGTAAAAAATTCAGCTACTGATATTGATGGAGGAACAACTGAACTAGTAGCAGCTGGCTGTACTAGTTGAGTAAATGAAGTATCAATAACTTTTTCATATTGATCCTTTAAAAAAACATTTTTATTTAAATTTACTTGTTCCATTATCCATTAACTACCTTAAAATAATAATCATCATTAAAAATAAGTACTGAGCCACTAAATGTAGTTTTAATTAATATCTGATAGTTTCTTTCTGGTTCTAAACCATTCATATACATTGTAAAGAAACTACCTGAGATATCTGTACTTAATTTTGTATATGGATCACTATAATCTATGATTACTTCATTTGTAGATAAATCTTTTAATGACCAATATGATTCAGTGGGTAAATAATAGTTTTGAAGATAAATTGATGCTGTTTGAAATACTACAGGTGGATATGTTGGTCGACAATTTACTCTAAATTTATTTATACTACCTGAATAAAATGTACCTGGGTTCTCTCCTAATACAACTGTCATTTGATCTGTATTGATAGTAGTAACAGATGTTGAACCTGTATAACTAGATGTGTCATTCCATCTAAACTCTAATTGAGGAGGATAAATAGTATTAGTATCAATAGAGAAAAATTTAAATTCTACTTGAACATTAGGATTATCTATAAACTCATCATTATTTGCTTGTTTAACTATAAATCCATTATTTGGAATACTTCCACTATTCCAAGCACTTACCATATTTTTTACACTAACATTTAAATCAATATTATCTGAATATTGAAATATTTGAGACGCTGAATATGCGGTTAACCATACTCCTCCTCCAGGAGCTGTAGCGTATGATCCTGTAGATCCAGCGTTAAAAGATGCTGTAGTCCAAGGTTCAGAACCTGAATAATGGGCCCAAGTCCAAGAAACTCCATCTGTAGTAATAGGTTGATCTAAATATTTTCCTGTGCCATTATACCAGCTTTGAGATACTGGAAATATAGACATTGTAGTAGGTTCGTTTAAACCTGTTACAACAGCTGCATAGCATTGTAAATAAACATCCCATTGTTTTGCTCCTATTCTAGTATTGATAATACTATTCATTTCGTTTGAGTCGAATTGAATTAAAAATCTACTAACTTCAGGATTTGGAACAAAAGGACCAAATGTTGTTGTTGTTGCTTCTATGATCTCATCAATACCTGTATTCATCTGTGGGAACATAGAATACATAGTTGCATCTTGAGTAGGAAATATTTTATATACTGCCATTATTTAATTATTATAAAGGTACTACTTTACCTTGAATGTCTGTGTCTAAGTATTTTACTTCAAATATAGATGGATCTAAACTAGGATAGATAACATTATTTGCTGTTGCGCCTGTAATATCATAAGCATAAGGCGAATATCCAAGGTTAACTCCAACTTTATTTACAATATCTACTGTTTTTACTGTTTGAACTCCTTCAATTCTATCTAAAATTATATATACATTACGTAATATAATAGGTTGATTAATTTGCCAATTACTAACTTTAAAATAGTCTTGTAATGCTAATATACAAGCTGTTAATACTTGATTATTATTATAGTTAGGTAAAAGTATAATTTCAAAATTTACTCCAATATTAATAATAAATCCATCTTTAATATTAATAGAATCGTTAACCATTCTATATTGTGATAGATAGGTAATTATATTTTGTTTTAAAGCAGGAGATGCTGTTGTTAAGTATCCATTAGAATCATTACTTAAAACATATAAATCTAATATTGAATTAGATTCACCCGCTGATATAGTTTGTGCTTTAGTAGGCTCAATATATGCTTTAGCTACTGTACCGTATTTAGCAGGCATAGCTAATGTTCTAACTAAATAATCATCTTGAGTAACAGTACGTTGTTGTGAAGCAAAGTTAGCTGATGAATTTTGTCTAATTTCTTCTTCTGTATCTCCACTACCTCCTCCACTTGCCGCTTCTGGGTTAGTAACTGCTAAAGAAGCAAATATTGAGTTAGCTGTATTTGGATCTAAATTACTATTTAAAAATCTAGTAGTTGAAGTTAACTGAGTTAAATCGTTAGATGGCACATTCGCTGAAACACCTCCTCCAGTTAAGTATCTGAAGGTTAATGTAGTACTAGACGGAGCTATACCATATGTGCGGGTAAAAGTAAAGTTATTAGGTGAGTAAGCGACTGTTAATCTATCTTTTTCAAATGGTAAACCTAAACCAACATTGTCTGGGTTAGGAATAATTTCTTCATCTTTATCTGTTGCGGTTCCAGCACCAAATTGTATTTGTAATGAGCCTGAATCAATAAAACGAGTAACAAATCTTCTTTGAACTTGTTCTAATTGTAATAAGTAAGGTGTATCACCTTGATATTGTGATAAATAAGGATCGTTAGTATTAGTATTTTTAATTGACTTGTAAATAGTATCTTGAGCTAAATAATCAACTTCATACCATTGATTACTATCACTATCAAAACAATCTAGTATACCAATAATATTTTCATCACTTAAATCTACTGTTGCAAATTGAACAGGTTCATCAAATGTATATTGTTTTTGATTTATATTAGATGATATAGCTTTACGATTTTTCTTTAATAAAAATGATTGAGGAGTTGATCCTGCTATTTGATATATAGTAACTTCAGTTGGATCACCAGAAGATGAAACACTAAAATCAATTGGATCTTCAACTAAAAATGAAATATTTGAGTTAAGATTAGATGTTACTCTAGCGTTAGGTTCAATATATAAAGTATAATTAAAATCAGGAACATAAGATGAACCAGATAATATAGCAGGTACTTGTTGGTAAAAACTAATATCTACTAATGCTACTCCTGTCACATTTGGTTTATAACCAAACATATAAGCTAACTCATATAAGTTATTTGTTTGACGAGCATATTGTAAATATGTTTCTTGAAATTGATTATCTAAATAGAATGACAAAACATCACCTACATAGGCTGCCATTTCCATAAACATCATACCTGGTGATGCTGGAGTAAAATCATTATACGTAGTTGGAAAATACGTTTTAGCGTAATTAACTAAACTAGATCTTAACTCTGTAAAATCTTTATTTAGGTATTTTATATCTTTAATTGTTGCCATTAATTGAATGCTATATCTAATTGATCACTTATATTAGTGTCTGCTATTGTATATTTTAATGTTACTACTACTTGATTTATATCTGGGTATTCAACAACATCTAATCTAGCTACTATAACACTAGGAAAATATAAACCTATTTGATTTTGAATATCTTGTTTTAAAAAATCTAAGTTATTAGTTGTTATTTGTTCAAATATAAAATTTCTTAAATTACCACCAAATGTTGGATTTAAATAACGTTCTGGTTGGTTGGTTAAGAAAAAATTTATTAAATTATTTTTAATAGCATCTTTAGTTAGATAAGTAGACTGAAATACTCCAGGATTACTAAAATTTAAACTAACACCAATAGCGGTACCAGTTTTAGTATCAATAGGAAATATTTTTTGTGCACCGTATGCCATTATTATTTATTTAATAAACCCATAATTTGATCTAATCCAACATTACCTTCAGGTAAAGATCCATTAACAGCGTCTCCTCCTCTAGGTACAAATGTATTAGTGGTAAGAGCTTCTGTTGTCATTGTTCTACCAGATGCCATATCACCTAAAATATTAGCCATAACTGCTTTTTTAGCGTTTGGATCTAATGGTTTAGAATTAGTTGGTTGTACTGATTCTGTAACAGTTCCATAACCACCTACACCAACAGGTGTACCTTTAGGTGATTTAACCGCTTCTAAAAGTATTTCTTTCATTTCTTCAATGAATACTTCACGAACGGCTTCTTTAATGATTTTTTTAAATTCTTCTGATTTCATCGTGTTATAAATATTAAGTTAATAGGCTTTTAAATTATCTCTATCAATAATTAGTTTTAATTCATCAATTAATGTTTGATCATCAGTTGTAAATGATAATTCGGTTTGAATTAATATAATACCATCTTGATTTTTACCAATAGCTCGTCTACGAGTTATAGTAGAAGTATATGGTACTAATTCAATTTCAATAATAAAGCCTTTATAAGTTGTTTGATTTTGTGTTATTGTTGCTTGAGCTTGAACATCTGCTATATCTTGTGTTTCTTTAGATATAGGAACTAATTCATTTGCTTGATCTGGGGCGCATTTTTTTAAGAAAATATCAATAGAACTTAATAATCCTATAGCTATTAATACAAATCCACCAATAATAGATGATACTAATGCTGCTCCTCCAATTATAGCTTTATATTTAGCTATTTTAGCGTTACCTTCTTCATCTGTTTGTAATTTTATTTTAGCTAAATCTAATTGTTGTAATGTACTAGGTAAAGAAGGTAATAATGCAGGAAAAGTTCCTGCTGCTATAAATGCTGCGATCTTAGCTAAATCAATACCTTTAATAGCTAATTTTAAAAGATCTAAAAATGTAATAGCTACTGCTAATGATATTGTGATAATAGTTAAAGTTTTAACAATTTTATTTAATTGATTAACTATTAAATTTCGTTGTTGTATTATTTTATCTATAGTAGCTTGATCAGCACAAATACCAGCATCTATATATTTTTGTATATAAGTTTTAATTAAATTTATTAACGCAGGTTCTATAATTTGTTTGATTTGATCACCAAGTACTAATAATAATGATGGTAATTTAGCTATACCCATCGCTTTTAAATCAGATGGAGTAGCATTTAAAATTTCAGTTGCGCTTAATGTTGTAGTGTTAGATAAAGCTAATGATAGTTGTTCATTAGCTGCTTTTTGTAATCTAATTTGTTCTATTTCTTCTGGTGTTGCCATTATACAGTTTTAACAGTATTAGATTTTAATTTTTCAAGATTACCTTTAATCGCATTTAATTTAGTTGATAAGAAAAATGCTGGAGTTGTTAATGTAACTAATGTTGTTCCTGGGGCTGTGGATACTACACCTTTTAAAGAATCTAAAAATATCACCATATTATTAAGTATTGATGTTAAAGTATCAATTGTACTATCACCTAATAAAACAGATTCAGTAGCATTTTTAGAACCTAATAATACTTGATTTGACTGAATTATAGTTGTAGGTGTATCAATATTAACTGATTCTATAGCGTTTAAGTTTACTGATTTAATAGAACTTAAAAGTAAGTGATCTTGATTTGTATTTAATACTATACGTCCTGAATTATATATTAATTGAGGACCATTAAATTTATTTATATTTTGAGGTGGGTTATTAGGATAACTAAAATAACTAACACTAGATGCGTTTAATGGTATAGTTTGTGTACTGGTTAAATAAATAGAACTTAAATCATTATTAATATTTTCTACTATAGGTAAATAACCTGCTGTTTTATTTTCATTTGATGGTTGACCATTTCTAATAATAGTGATAGGATCTCCAGATTCACCTGGTCCTTGTGACCAATTATTTAAACCAAAAACTGCAGGAGCTTTAGTTTTAATAGTTGATCCAAAACGAATACTATTACCCCATCTTCCTTCATAAATCATATCGCCTTCATAAGGTACTAATGAATGAATATAACCACGTTCAATAAATGTATTACCAAGTTCAAGTTTAGTATACTGGCTGGTTACAGTTATTAAACTTCCTAACTCAGCCATTGTATATGTTTTTTGTTGGGATGGAGGAGGTATATTAGAATTAACAGGATACGCGTTATGATTTGCTGTATTCCATAATCCTATAGTACTAATATAATAACTATTTATACTAGTTGTTACTTCTCCTATACCTGTGTTTGGAGCTCCAATTATATAAACAATTTCTCCTATTAATGGATATGCCTTATTATTGGATAATATAGGTCTAGCTAATGGCAAACTAAATGAATCTTTACCACTTGGATTTATTACAGAATCATAAGCTATAGTACCTATACCTTGCCATCTTCCTGCTTTTTCAAAAAGTTTAT